TTCCCCGATCCTGCTGATCCCGAACGAGATCACGGCATGATCCGTTTCCGGCAGACGGACGCCGGACCAGTCGTCGAGCATGTCCGGGCCGTCGAGGCGGCAATGATCGAGGCGGAAGGGCCGCGCGTCGTAGCCGGAAAAGATGCGGGCGAGAATATCGGTAGTCGGTTTTGAAAGGGTTGCCAACCGGATCAGGTCCGGCAGGTGTCCGATCCCGACCGGATCGGCAAGCTCGACCTGAAACAGATCAAAGTTCTCGTCCGCGTCCGGTTCGTAATGCAATGTCACATCAAGATCGAGCCAGCCGAGCGCCCGGATGATCGCAGCAGATGATCCACGCTCGCGCAGCCAGAGGCGGCCTTCGTCGGACAGGATCGTCCGCGGTGGAATGAACGGCACAAGCTCGTCAAGGCCTTCGTCCTGAATGGCGAAGGGGAGCCAGTCATCCGGCACTTCATCCCAGGTCAGGCGCAGAACCTTACTGAGATAGGGACGCAAGCGCGAGCGCGTATCCATGACATCGGCGAGCGCCCGCTCCAGCGGGGTTGCCTCGCCGGAGAGAGGTATGGTCATTAGAACGCCCTGCCGACAGGTATTGTGGTGACGATGCCTAAAGCAACCGCGCGGTTCGACGGCACGATGATGTCAGTGAATCCGGGGAACTCGATCTTATAGACGCCCGGTACCATCATCTGACCCTTGAGCCAGTCCTTTACCAGGTCACGGCCGAGACGGGGCTGCGCCAGCCATGCCTTGCTGGTGCTCGCCGGTAGCGGATCGAGAATGGCCTCGCTCGCCCCGCTGAGCAGCGTGACGTGTGCGCGAATATCCACCGTATCGATAACAGCCGGCACAACCTCGACGATATCGTTATTGCGCGGAATACCCGGCACGGTGAGCTTGGTTTGGACCACCTCGATCAAATCAGGCGTAGGTACCCCACCGTTGTCTCGCGACAGGATGGCTATTTCGACCTTGCGCCGTCGATTGCCGGTGACTGCCACTTCCAGAACGCGCGGATCGGCATTCTTGGCGTGGCGCACGTACCAGGGGTCCGCGCCATAACACATCTTACCGCGGCGCTCAGCGAGGATGCGGTCCCAATAATCCGGGTCACCCTCATTGGGAAAACGCGGCAGGAACTCACGTGCGCCGATCAAGTCAAGATCGTTACCGGATGCAAAACCCGCAATCAGCAGCACGCGCGCCCACTTGTTCATCTCGGCGATGAGATGCAGATCGGCATCCGAGGCCGATTCGATGGCAACCTGGGCGGGCCCACCCTCCATCATGTAGGTATCGAAATCCGGCGCGATTTCTTTCAGAGCATCGGATGCCTGCCAGCGCGCCCGGAAATCATCAAGACGATTCTGAAACAGTACATCTGCCGAAAGCTCCCGTAGCAGGACGGGATCCGGCAGTGGGAGACGGTCAGCCATTGCGGAAGCTTTCAGAATGAGAGAGTGAAGGTGCGGTAGGCGTAAACGGAAAAATCGCCGAGGTGGCCGCGCGGAAACTCGATGCCGGAAAGGCCGAATGACACCTTGCTGCTTCCGTCGCCCTGCGGGACGATGTACGTCAGCGCGAAACGCGGCTCGCCGTACTGCCGGCCATTGACAATGCGCGGTTCAAGCGCCTCGACGACGGCGACATAGGTATCGACCATCGTCATTTCGTTCATAGGCCGATCAAGGATATCCGGCACGCCGGAGCCGAAGGCCCGGCGCAGGATGCGCGAACCGATCGCGGTGGTAAGGATCATCGTGATCGACTGCTTGATTTCGTCCCAGCCGGTAAGGAGCCGCCCGGTTCGGCGGCACATGCCGGCCATGGCCTTAAGCCTTCGTCTTCGACGGCTTTTCGGATATCGGCTCGACCTTCGGAACAGACGGGGCCGAGCGATTGCATTCCTTGATCTGGCGTGCGCGCTTCAGCCATTCGGCCTGGCCGGATGTCAACTTGATCTTGTCGCCCTTGTTGCGGTGGGCTCCTACGCCCTCGGCATCTTCCATCCAGGCAGAAACGGTGACTTCATATTCTTTCATTGCAAAAATCCTATGGGATTAGAAACCAGGAACGCCCGCTGGTGGCATGGCCGCAGGAGGCGATATGGCCCTCGCGGCAGACGGGCTTGCCGTCGATGGTCATCCAGTCGGAACCCTGCGCCATTACGGGCGCGAGATGCGGAGCTTTGCCATGACCGGCAACAGGATCGCCAAGCACAACAACCGGCTGGCTCTCCACGGTGAACCAATCCTGTCCGCCGCCAAGCTGCTGCCCGCCAGCGACATCGAGAGTTTTGACAGCAATGCCGGGCATCGGATTAAGCCTTGCGAGCGTTGAACTTCGAAGCGGCGAGATCGATGCCATCGGCACCAATCTTGAAAGAAGACGAACCGATACCAATCGTGATGCCATCGGCTGCGATACGGACGCTGGCTTCGTCGAATTTGAGTATCACCTGCTCCTTGTCCATCAGGAGCGTGGCGTCGCCAACCTTGCGGTACCAGCTCGCTCCCTTATTGTAAGGTTGCGGGAATTGGTCGGAATAGCCGCCGGGAATGATGATGCCTTGTCCCGGATCGCCTGTCGGCGAAAGCTGGATAACGCGCTCGCCCTTGGTCGGCGGATCGTATTCCTGCTGATCACCGGAACGCTGAGCCCAGGCTATTGGCGGAGAATCTATCCCGCCTGATTTTACTTTGGCCTTACCCTTTTCATGATCGACATCAGTGCAGACGCCTTCACGGATCATGTTGTTAAGCCGGCGTTTTAATCCCTCGATCTCGGCATCCTGCTCGGCCAGACGATCAGTCAGGCGACGCATGAGGGCTGCAAAATCGGACATGGCTTAAACCGGATAGCCGAGAGCGCGGGCGGTTTCGCGGGGCCAGAACTGGGCGCGACGCGTGATTTCGCCGGGAGCGACAGCGGAGGGGTCAATACAAAGCTGTTCAAGGATCGGCACCCGGTCGGCGTATTCCGGATTATCCTTCAAAAGCGCGATGAGCGGGCGGAAATGATCGGGCACCCGGCCGTAAGCCTTGTCCGGCATCACACGGAACTGCATGTCGAGAAAATTGACCGCCATGCGCTGGCCGTCGGCGGTGGCTGCGCGGGTTTCCTCGATCTGGATGAGTTCGCTGACAAGTGCAGCGAAAACTTCCGAACCGAACAGAGTTTGCTTGACCTGGAAGCCGAGCACGTCGAGGGTCGTTTCGATTTCCGCATCGGTTGCGGGAAAGCAAACCTCGTATTCACCAGCCTGGTTCTTGGCTCGTACGGCGACAGAAGCTTCGATGAAAAGATTGGCCGTCGCACGCTTGTTCTCGCCGTTGACCTGGACGGGCCAGAGATTATTGCTGCGATCCGTGTAAACGGTGAGCACCGGCAAGGGCGTATCATCGCCAATGATATTCTCGATCGGATCGAGACGGGAATCGAACACATATGGGCCGGCGAGGGTTGGATGCGGGTCGCGCCCATTATTGGTCAGGGCGCAGATCGCAGCGAGGCGCAAGGCGAGACGGTTGAGGCTCATGATTACTCACGGGTCAATTCGGCGTAAAACCAGGTGAGGCCGTCCGGATAGGTGCGGACGACGCGGTAGCGTGGCTTGCCGGGCAGATCATTGTTGATGACAATATCTCCCTGCCGCATAGCTACACCGTCGAGCTCCGACAGCATGGCGTGGAGAACGGTAATGTTGCCGTAGCGGCGGATGCGGCTCGTCACCTGTTCGCCGGGCAGCTTCGCTTCCGGGAACTCCTCGTCGATGATGCCCTGGAACGTGATTTCCGGACGCCCAAGATCAGGGCTACCGCGCCCGTTGATGGGGCCTGTCATCGGCAGAAAAGTGACGGAACCGGCCATGCGGTCGGCAAGGTCTCGCTCATGTGCCGCCCATTCCTCTTCGAAGATGGAGGTCATGACGCTGCGCCGACGGGGGGATCAGCCTGTTTGCTGCTTTTTTTCGACTTGGCGGTTTCGTTATCAAAGGGTTTGCCGCTTTTCGCCTCGATGATCTTGGCGACCAGCGCCTCGTCCTCGTCGTAGACACTCCCTGCAAATATGGTGCGTGTGCAGCCTCTGCCCATTGAATAGGTGTAATCTTTGGTGATCTTGACCAGCATGAAACAGGCTTTCGAAAAAGAGGCAACCCTCCGGAAATTCCGGAAGGTTGCCGTTTTCAGGAGAAATTTTCAGAATGGAGTCGTCAGTCTGCAATGACTTTGACGAGCAGAGCAGGGCGCTTGACGAAAGGCAGTGGGTTTGATTCCGTGTGGATCTGAATACCTTTATCGAAATCCATCTTCTCTTGCATGGCGAAGATAAGGTCGGACGACTTCGGCGCGAGGTTGACCTCGTTCAACGTATCCGGTGGCGCCGCATAGGTTTGGAAGGTCTGACGGGTACCAGTAGGCCAAGCATGTCCTTCGCCTTCGGCGATGAAGCGGCGGGAGACGAGCGAACCGTCATTCTGCGTATAAGGCGCTTCGC